TCTGATCCTATAGCCTTATTACCTTCTATCTCTAAGCGGTTATAGAACATCCTCTGATTCCCATTGAACAGGTGGGGGCATACTCTATCCCTAGTAATAGGGAATGCCCCTCCCGCTTCCCCATAATCTACGCATCTCACCCAGAAGACACAATCTCTAGCAGATAACCATAAGTTGGATATCCAGCGTATATCATATTCCCCAGTAGCCCCAGCGGGTATCTGCCTCTCTGTACCAAAGGTATTACCCCCATCAATAGATTGACGTACTAGTAATACGGGATTCTTAGGTAAGTTAGTAGAATCTGTGAACTGATAGAGAGTACCGGGGAATCCATCCTGACCCCCAGAACCTACAACGTGTATATTTTCAAAATAGGCATGTGCCCTTTCAAGGGGAGCCCACTGTCTCCCATACCCATCAGTAAAGGTACTTTCATGCCAAGTTGCATATCCAAGTTGCCGGGACGCAGCACAATCATAAACCCACCCAGCCCCCCTGAATCCACTTAAAGCATCTGGGGGGAATATGAACTTAACAAAGATATGCCCCCTCCACATATAGGAATAGGCTACACAGTTATTTATGGATACCGTGGGGTATTTGGACCAAAAGTTTTCCACAGCATGATTAGATACTCGGAGAGGGGTAAGACCGTTAGATCGCCAAGCAGACAATCCTCCCCGTTTATCCTGTCCTATCCAGAATATAGAGTTATCAGCTTGGATAAGAGAGTTATATGCCTGCAATCCAATCTCAAGGAATGCTCCCGGCTGTATAGCGAAGGGAAAGAATTGGCCCCCTTGGTTATACCAAATCTCTGACCGTCTACCCCCAAACAGCCACAGGTACTCACGATCGGCTATCAAGTTAACTAGAGCATCTGATTGGCCCTGAGTGTAAGCTACATCCGCAGCGTCCCAAGAAGTGCCATCATCTATAGCCGATATCTGGAATCCATTGGTTCCGGGGATGAGGGATATAAAGTAATCATCCAGAAATGCTGCCCCTTGACCGGCCAAGAATCCGGGTACAGTAGACAAGTCTACTACTTCACCTAAGGCTGGGGTATATATGAATCCCTTATTTGCAGATGATATAAATACCTGTTGATTAACTGTAGTTACCCCATTAGCTATCATAGCTACGGGCTGGCCGTCATCTGCTAATATGCCCTGAGTATTGAATATCCCATTAGGAAATTCCGGTCTATCTGTACTTGTAAAGTATTGAAAGAGAGTTGGGCCATTAACCCCATACAAAGACCCATTTAATTCTAATAGTCCCCTACATGGATTATATAGACCGTCACCACTAGCGGGATCTGTTTTAGGGGATAGAGTGCCTGTACAGGGAGTGGGGAACAGCACTAGCCGGGATTTAGTCTCGCTAGGGTCCTCTACCACTTCAGGGAAGAAATTGACGCACCGCTCCACTGCTGCATACTTAGACAGCATTTGATAAGAAGCACCAATCATCCCCTTAAATGTAGTATCCACTAGTTAACCTCTCGGCTTATGATGTTGCGTCATTATAGGGCATCCATTATCCCGTAGGTAGTCGAAATGCTGCTCTACACGCTTTTCATAATCCCTGAAAAGCTCTGTACGAAGATATGTGCCGTTTAACTTACGTATCTCCTTTTGGACAATAGCCGTAGTTACCCACATGAACACTG